AACCAATAGTCCTAACAAAGACAGCAAAGTTCCACTTGGTTCTTTGAAAGGCAGCGGTTGAATCGCATCGCGCAAAGATCCTGCGGGTGCATCTACATCCCTAAACTCACCTGGCTGAATCGGAGAATCTTCGTCTCGAATTCGAATGCCTCTGGTTTTAAAACCAGCAGGTAAGTTAGCCAAAGTACCAGCATCAATCAATTGTCTAACAATTGACGTTGAGGCTTTAGATAAACCACCTATCATATGAGTTAAGCCAAAGCCGTAAAAGCCTAGACCTGGCAAGAACTTGAAGTGAACGAAGTATTCAATTTTGTTTTTCATTGGATCTTCTTCTTCAAAGTTCCTACGAATCGCTAGAATGTTTTCGCTGTTGCTGTCAATCGTTATGATGTAAGGCAATTTAACTTCTGTATACTCGCCCTCTTCATTTACATCTTCAAACCCTTCGAGGTCTAAGTTGCAATGAACTTCGTAAAGATTAGATACTTCACCTGTATCGTAAGACGGCTCCATCCCTTCTAGTTTTTCGATTTCTTCTTTAACGCCAGATGCGTTTGATAGATCGCTGCCATCGCTTACTTTCACGTCTCTGTAAAAACCAATCGCTTGCAGTTTTTTGACTTCGTTCTCTGGCATCTTAATCACGTGAGTAATTCTTGGGCAAGATTCTAGGTCGGTTGTATAGTAAGGAACAATTAAATCTTCGGGTGCAACAAACTTTGAAACAGCTCTTTGCAAGTTTTCATCGTAATAAACTTTCTTAAACGCAGAACCTGCCAACGGCAGATAAAACAACATCTGATCTAAGTCTTCGTCGTACTCTTCCATCACGTGAATGATTTGGTAGTTCATAAACTCTTTAACGCGTTGAGCTTGTTCTTCTGAGGCTGCGCTGTATTCGCCAACGACTTGAGTTTTAACTGGGCCTTGAGCAGGCAATAATTCTTTGTAAGCTTGGGCTTGGAACTGAGTAACGCTTTCTCCAAGTAACGGATGAATCACGCCACTTGCACCCTCAAAAGGCTCAGATCTTTCATTGTCAAACTTCATACCTAGATACTTGAGTCCGTCGGTATAAGTTTTTTCCCAGTCTTTTCTGGCTGATTTGTCGTTTTCTATTGCGGCCGTTAGCTCAATATAGATTTTACTTAACTCAGACTGAGAAACGACTTCGGCTAAGTTTTCGCTAAAGCCAACAGCTCCCATCTCTTCTTCCATCTCACCCAAAATAACAGAGCCGTCGTCTTGATACTGAACTCCTTCTTCTTCATCCAACCCTTCTAAGATTTCAATAATTTCATCATCAATATCTTCGGTTGATCGCTCAGTTGTCATATCTTGCATGTCTTCTACTTCTTGAGCAGGATCAGGTGTTTGTCTTTCTATTGCCATTAGTAATAAACTCTCTGTCTAGGTTCGCGTTCTTCGTCCTCGTAATCACTATCTAAGTTTACAAAACCGCCCTCGCGGAATCGCATCAACGCTTGAGTCATAGTATCACATAAATCATCGTGAGCTCCAAACGGAAATGACGCGCACTCTTCAATCATATCCTCGGCAAATCCCATATTCGGAGCATACACCATACCAGACTCAAAGATGGGGGCAACCGAGTGCATTCTCGTTGTTTTATCATGGCCTCTGGTCGGCGAGTAATTGACCACGGGTATGCCCATTCGCCTCAGTTCATGGGTTAAGGGCGTTCCAGATGCTTTGGCTTCAATCAAAACCATATCGGTTTCCCAGTAACGATACTCGCGCATGGCTATTTCTTTAAGCTCGGGGAAATCCCATCTGCCTTTTTGACAATCCAATAACATAACGCAATCGGGCGAATCTTCGCTGGGTCTAAATACACCCCAAGTTGAGATAGCAGAGTAATCGGCCGTTTCTTTTTTACTAAAAGCCGTATCGTAAGACTGCATAATATACTGAACAGAGGGCAAAGAATCATGTTTCCATCTTTGCCACCAGTCGCGTTTGATAATCGAACCCTCTTCAGCGGTCGGCGTTTGCATCCATTGAGCGTTCCACTTCATTCCAGGCAAAGACGCTTTTACTTTCTGCAATTCATCCAAAGCCCAATACTCGGGCCAAAGAGGCTTTTCGGTATCGGGAAAAATAGCAGGAAACTCTATTACTTCCCATTGGTCAGCCAAAGGTTCTTTCTGCGCATCCAACAATTTAGCGGTTAGGTCGATCGAAGACCAACGCGTCATCACTATTACAATCGCACCCTTGGGTTGCAGACGCTGTCTTGGTCCAGAGGTGTACCACTCGTAGGCAGACTCTAGCGCAGTCGGCGAAAGTGCATCCTGTTCAGAATGCGGATCATCAATGATTAACAGATCCGCACCCCGCCCAGTTACAGCCCCACCCACACCTGCTGCAAAGTATTCGCCGCCTTTATTGGTTTCCCAACGCCCTGCCGATTTGTTGTCAGCCTGCAAACTGACGTCGGGAAAAACTTGTTTGTATTCTTTTTGATCCATTAAGTTACGCACTTTACGACCGAACCTAACGGCGAGTTCACCCGTATGGGTCGTCTCCATTATTTTCATTTTAGGTTTGAGTCCCATCACCCAAGACGGAAAGAAGGTCGAAGCAAACTCACTCTTGGTATGTCGAGGTGGCATGTTAACGATTAAACGATTGATCTCACCCCTAGCAACTTGTTCTAGCTTTTCGGCAAATATCTGATGATGACGACCGCAGACAAACTCTGGCCACATGTGGTTGACGTAACTCAAAAAAGATTCTTGACACTCATCTTGAGTGGAGTAACCGTCTTGCTTTTCTAAAAGCAGCAGGGCTTCTTTGAGTTCAGCCTCTGTAAGTTTGGAAAAATCCATTTATTTACTTTGATATGCTTTTCTAATTTTTTTTTCTAATTCATTTAATTGTTTTTGAAATTTTTTGCCACTTCTAATCGCAGCATTCATCATATAGTTGCCTTGAGCGCTATCTTTTGGATCGTACTTAGATGCTAAGTCTTGACCCCTTTTATAATTTTGCTCTTGCCCTTTAAGCAATTGTTTTATTTTATTGCGAGCTTTAAACAACTTTTTAAGTTTGTCGCCTGGACCAACCGTCTCAAGTAAAAAAGCATCTATAGGATTAGGTTTGTACCTTTCCATTATTGGATTGAATGGTTCGATAGTACCTAGATCGAAAGTACCTGGGGGAGCCTCAGTTACAGGAGCTGATTGATTCAACATCTGTAAAAGATTTTCTATATTGGTTGGCTCGTTGGCCATTGTTAAGCTAGCTGTTCTAGTTCTGCTCCGATACCGTCTTGAGGCATCGCTTCGGCTTCTGCCATTTCAGCAACAAGTTGAAGGACAGTACCAATATCTTCATCGTCGAGCCCTTGCTCTCTGAGGAACATTATTACCTCTTCTTCACTTGCGCCTTGCTGAATCATTTGGACAACCATTGTTACAAGCTGATCTATCATCTCCATTTCTGGAGCCATCTGCTCTAGGTCTTCCATAGCTCCAGATTCTTCAGAATCCATACCGCTTAGCATTGCGTCTATTTCATTTTCTTGAGTCATCATTTCGCCTCCCTCGGCTTTAAGTTGAACTCCTCGTCCCTTTAATATATCTGCTTGAGTAACCTTACCATCGCCTGTTAGGTCGGGGAAGTCTCCGCCTTCTGCTAGTTGGGGTCTTCCCATATTATAATCAGAATCAGAAATAGTACGACCGCCTTCCATATCCATAAATGAATTAGAAATAGTACGACCTCTTTCACCCATTATTTCTCTTACATTTCTATCAGATAATAATTCTCTCATTCTTTCTTGAATTGCGGCCATTTCAGCAGATGTATTAATAACGGCTTGGGCGTCGTTGTAGGATCTGTCTAGGCGCAATTGCGCTTCTAGATTTTTAAGCTGCGCTTGCAAACTAAATAATTCTCTTTCGAGAGAAACGTCTTCACCCTCTTGCATCATCATACGTGGCTCCATATCTTGCATGCCACCCATACGCATTTGAGGCATCATTCCAACAGGTGCAACCTCCTCCCCTTCCTTCTTTAT